TTTATAAAAAATTTTCAGGAAAACTTGTTAGCCATTTTGATTATATTTTTTAACATATTTAGCTGGTATTGAATTAGTAACATATACTGCTTCTAATTTAGTTGGATCTTGATAAATTGGATATCCCTTTGGTAATTTTACCAGGTAAACAGTTATATCCTTTGGGTCACAATGATGTTCAGAAGCAACCATATCAACTAATTCTTTCGGGTCTCCAGCTAATGCTGTAGGACATAGATATATTCTACCTTCTTTATAGATATCGAACTCATTATCTACTGGTCTAGCTTTTATTTTTAAACCAGTTTTATCAAGGAAGTTTTTATCAGAACAATGATAGTATTCTTGTTCTCCAATATCTAATGGAACTTTTTGATTAATTGGTGTTACGTATATCGGGTCAAATTTTAATGGTTCACCTTTATCATTATAGTGAATACTACAATAATATCCAGCATCTTCACATATTTTCTTAAATTCTTCTTCAGAAATTTCTTTAAGAATAGAAGTTCTAATTAAAATTAATTCTTCTGGAGCATATCTATCAGTAGCAATAAATTCTTCTACATCTCTACCTAATGCAAGTGTAAGAAGCTTTTTAAGCTTTCTTTCATTAGCATAAAGGCTTTCATTCATATTACAAAAATCTTTAAATCTCATGTATTATTTATTAGGTAAAATAAAAATGCCGAACCGAAGTTCGACATTTTTAAATCGTTTGTGTACTTAACTAGATTACCATTCGAGCTGTTCAGGAGCATCAGCGAAGAGGCCATTGAACTTGAGCAAGCGGTAGTAGTTTTCAGCACCGAGCATGTTGTGGGCGAAACCATAACGGCTCATGATACCGACTCTCGGAGAGAAGTCGTTAGGATCAATTGCCTGGTTAACAACACCAGTTACATACGGGCAGAAGATAACACCAGCATCATAGAGGCTTGTGCCCTTGAATGCGAGGAGAACTTCACCATTATCGTTAGCGCCGAATTCATCGACAGCGTACTGGTCACAGAAGACCTTAACAACACCGTTCAAAGTACCCATTTCCGGAGTAACAGCAGAGCCGTTAACTTCATGAGCAACCTTTGTGAACCACGGGTTAGCGCACTGAAGAACAGTAGCAACGTCCGGGGAAACAACAGCGATGTTAGCCGGGCCACGACGAGTAGCAGTACGGATATCGTTTACACCCTTCATGATGTGAGTGATAATCATACCGAAACGTTCCTGGGAGTTAGTACCAATGAAACCGTCGTTATCCTTGAGAGTCTGCTTGGACTTGTTGAATACACGCGGAGTGCAGAGGGACTTACAACGACCGATAGTTTCACGGTCCATTTCAGCAGTCATTTCTGCCTGAAGAACGTTAATCATTTCAGTCATCATTTCGATACCCTGCATAGCCTTAATATCAGCTGCAGATTCGAGAGAGAAGCTAGCAGCGAGCTTACGGGTCTTAGCAACGATAGACTGACGGCTAAGCATTAAACCAATTTCCGGCATCTTGCGGCTTACAGACGGGTCATCAGAACCGAAAGTAGGACCGGTGATCTTCCAGCCTTCAGCAGACTGAGTATCAACGCCAGTACCAGCATCCCATTCGCCATCTGTGTTAGCGGTAGAACCGGTGTAACCAGAGAAGCGAGGAACTGCCTTCCATGCAGCTTCAACGAGTTCGTTCGGATTATTGGTCTTATAAATGTAACGGAGTGCGAATGCAAGACCGACAGGACCAGTCAACGGCTGAACACCAACGAGGACGTTAGCGAAGAGCTGTGGGAATACTCTACGAACGAGAGCGAGAGAAATCGGAGCAAATACACCCTTAGCGTCACCACCATGAGGAATACCCTGGTCGAGACCGAGCGGAGCACCAACACCCTGCGTGAAATCTTCAGTCAAGAGTTCAGAACCGAGGTTCTTAGTCTGCTGGTTTTCAAGAAGACGAGCCGTATTATAACGGATCAAATTATCCTTAATGCCAGAAACTGACAGACCACCCGGAGCCTTGCCCCAGCGTTCCATCATACCAGCTTGTGTCTTTGTAATTTTCATTTTCTTTTTTCTCCTATTAAAAATTTTTGAATATTTTTAATTCTTTATAATATATTTATACACGAAAAATTGGATTTTTCGTTTTTTAGCTTAATTTTCCTCAATTAGGCTGGCAGATCCAAGCATCATGCGTTCGCGTGCGCTTAATTCTTTGCGAGCTGGTTTAAATTTTTCAGTTAAGGGTTCGTTTGTACGATCTTCGACATAGCGAGTCTTACGGACCGGACGTTCTCTGTTTTCAAAAAGACGTTCCCTTTCATATCTCATCGAATCAATAGATTCAGTCTGTTCCTGAATCATTTCGATGTAGGCATCAATGTCCTTCTTGGTTTCATTGAGGCTCTTATCCTTAAAGAATTTCTTTACCTTGATTCTCTGTTCAGCAGAAAGATCAGCAACCTTTTCAGAAATCAAAGATTTCTTTCCAGTGCTTTCGACCAATTCAGCAAGGCGCATATTCTCATCGAGCTGTTTCTTTAAAGAAGCCTGAAGTTCAGCGTTTTCAACCTTCATTTCACGAATCTTCTTAGAACCACTCATGTCCATCGGAACATATTCATCTTCGAACAACTGTTTGATACCGTCGATAATCGGAGCATATGTTTCGGAAAGTGCTGTCTTGTGAATCAAAGCCGGACTAATCTTTTCGTTGATATTGTATTCAAGATACTTATCAAGGCCAGTAATAACTTTTTCTTCCAAAGCTTCAAGTTCTTTGCCATACTTTTCTGTGAACTTTTCATCGAAGTATTCAAGGATATACTGTTCTGAAGCTTCTTCAAGTTTCTTCTTGTATGCTTCAACCTTGGCATTAGCTTCTTCACTTAACTTTTCGCAACGTTCAGCGCAGAATTTATTAGCAATGTCTTCGATTTCAGCAGTCTTCTTTTCTACAGCTTCCTTAATCTTCTTCTGACAGAATTCATCAGCTTTCTTGGCAATCACCTTGGCTTCTTCGTCTGCTTTCACCTTAACTTTTTCATCGACTGTCATCTGAATGGCCTTTTTGACCTCATTCAGCTCTTCCGCCGTGAACTTTTGTGAAAGAGTTTCAAGAATTTTATCCATTTTGATTCCTCCAATTTAACTAGATTATTCAGTTCTTATATTTTATTTATAAGTCAAAATTTGATATTTTTGTTGAAATAAAGCCAGGAAGTATATACTTCCCGGCCGAGCTGTAGAAATACATTATTATTTACGTTTATTGCCAATGCGATATCCGTTTTCTCTTAAAATTCGTTTAGATTCAGATACTGCTTGACGTTCTTTTGACCTAATAGAATCAACAATACTGTCAATGCAATCATGAACTGACATCTTATCAATAAAGAAATCTCTACAATAGCTATCAATCAAATGCTGATATTTATCAATCAGAATCTTTCTATCTATTAAAGCCTTGACAACAAGATCTTTAAACTTCTTATATTTGTCTTTTAGGAAAAATCCTTCATCTATCTTATCCATAAATCCCTCATTATGTAATAATGCTATATATGTATTTATAAATAATATAAAGTGAGGAAACAATAATATGAAAAAATTCTCAGATTATGTTACAGAACAATGCACTAATGCATTAAATGAAAATACTTCTCAAATCGGCTTGACTGATGTTTTTGAAGGCTCTTCAGCTATGGGTCCGCACCATCATGAATACTGGATTTTCGATGAAACTGGTTATGGTAGAACAAGCGATGCTATCAATGAACCATCTAATTTGAATGCTCCTACTCCAATCACAATGGTTGGTGGTCATATTCACTTCATTAAAGATGGCGTTGTTCAGCCTGTTGGCGATGGCCACACTCACAAACTTCTTGAACCAAGCAAGATTGATGCAGATACAAAGATTTTCAGCTGCAGAGGTTGCGATTGTAATAACTTGACTCCTATTCCTGGCGTCAAAGTTCCGTAATAAAAATTATTTTTATTATTAAAAAACCCGGTTTTTAACCGGGTTCTTTTTTAATCTAAGTTATCATTATTCACTTCTGCCCCTTGTGCTAAAATAACATTTTGTGCCCATATATGACCATTCCATTTTGCATCATTTCTCAATGATATTGTACCAGATGGTGCAATTAATGTTCCAAATTCAGATTGTGAAGCAACACCAAATTGCATTGTACTTGTGCCCGCATAATAAAGTCTAAATGCAAATGCATTAGTACAATCTTCATTTAATGTTAATCTATCAGCAAAATTTGCATTATTTACAAAAATCATAATAGAATTATCATCTTCTTCAGTTGATAAGCCATTATGTATTGTAAATGTACAGTCAGTATCAACACTTATTGAATTAAAGTAATATTTACCAGGATAGAATGTTACTGCTTCATGATCACCTAAATTTAATGCATCATATGCTGCAGTAGTATATGTTCCAGATACGCCAAATACTTCACCATTTCTAGCTGTTGCAGTACCAGTAGTTACAAATTCTGCAGTTGGAATTGGTTTTAAATTAGCAAATTCAGGATTTTCCCATGTACGTAATGATTCTATAGTTGCATGTCCTTCATAATCTACTTGACAATTTTCGCCTGTATAAACTACTGGCACATGAATATCACTACCTACTTTTAAATAATCTGAAATATATAATTGACCACTAAATGAACTTGCTACTGGTGGATTATTTATATATGCTGACTCTGCAGAAATATTGCCACATATATTAATATTAGAATTAAAAGTTATACTACAACCGGAGGCAAGTAATATATCTGAATCTAATCTAGCACCGTTGTTACAAACAACATTACGTGCAGCTAACGTCTTAGAGCCAATTCTACCACCATTAATTTCAAGATTAGATAAAGTATATAAACTAAAGTTAATAAAATCATCATAAGGATAAATATCAGGAATAACTTTCTTATATTTCCACCATTCAGATTCTTCTTCAACTGTTGTTAATTCTGCAATTGCAGCTGGGTCATATCCTATAGCTGTAAATACACCCCAAGATTTTATATATGCATTAGTTGCAGAATTTTCATGGTCAACTTCAACACCTAATATATCAAATGATATATTACCGTCAGTTGTATAGGTGGAATCATCAAAATTCTCAGCAGATGCATTTCTTGGTAAGTTATATATAAGTTTTACTGCGGATGGCTCTGTTCTATAATTTACATTTGGATTATTAATAACTACATGAGCAGAACCAACACCTAAATATCCTTCTCTATCTTTTGCTAACCAGTGAATTCTGTCTTCATCTGCAGATGGGCTATATAATGAATATGTAATGGTAAATGGATCTATTGCATCTGTATTATGTGCCCAAGTTTCAGAAGAACAAATAGCAGATGTCCAATAAATAACTTCATCTTTAGACCAATCTGGACTAACATGAGGTGTTCCATCATTTATAGCAGCTGATAATTGTAATTCAATAGCACCACTATAATTATCTTGGAAATATAAACCATCATAAGTAACACGCCATCTATTACCTGAAATTTGGTCAACATCTGGATCTGGTAAATAAAGATGACAACCGCCCAATGGAGTTTCAATTAAACCATGGCCTAATCTTGCTGAAATAGTTTCATATTCATTGCCATAGAAATTTTCATCTGTATTAATTACCTCATAAATTACTTTACCAGTTGCAGCACCAACCAATTCTCTATTTGCTGGAACTGTAATAGTTTTTTCTTTATCAATAACTAATCTTGGTAATTTAATTTTTGTATAACTTAAACCTAAATCAGTATAAGCTGAAGTTTGTTGTGCAACTTCAAATGCATTCCAATCAGGACTTACATGATAATCACCATCTTTATCTTCAATCCATGCTACACCAGTACCTTCAGCAGTTGTAGTTAAATCTTCATCTGCTACACCTGACTTTATAGCAGAAAATCCAACATCATGATATGTAACTATTAACTTATCACCACTTAATATAGTCTCTGATTCTGATGGAATATCAAGATTTTCAGACCATTCTTGTTCATGTATTATTCTATCAATAGTAGTTATATATTCAGTACCATAGAAACCAACATCAGTATTTTCAATAATAAAACTAATATCAGTAGTTGGTTTTCTAAAATCTAATTCATTTCCATTAGTACCAAACGTAGCAGAAATATTCAGCGGATTTAATTTAGTCTTTTTATAAGTAATTGAACAATAATCTGAAGTTTCAGTTTGTTCTTTAACTTCAGCTGCATTCCAATCAGGACTAATATGATTTACACCATCTTCATCTGCAATCCACGTAGAAACATTTATATCTGCATTTGTTTCAACATCACCTGGATTCAATGCAGAGAAATTTATTCCACTAAATGTAATTGTAATATAGTCATCATTTGCAGAAATAATTGGATTCTCAAATACATTATAATCTAAATTATTAGTATGTGACCATTCAGCTTTAATTATTTCATCAATTATTGTTTTATATTCATCTAATGAATGATAAAAATCCTTATCTGTATTCTCTATTGTATATTTTAAATCAATCTTATTATTTTTGTAATTTAATACATCTGGAACAATTGGTTCTCTAAAAATTTTAAGACGCTTTAACTTAGTCTTTATATACTTTAATTTAATAGTATTATCAGCATTAGTATAACGCTTCATCTGTTCCCAAGTATAATCAGGATTATCAGAAACGTTAAGATAAGAATTTATATCAATAGTTCTTATACTACCGTCTTTATCTGCACTAATACCGCTTAAATAATATAATGTTTCATAATCATAATCATGCTGATCATGTTCATAAGGACCAAGTTCTTCATACGGATGTTGTTCTGGATTCCAAGTAGTAGTTGGTTTTAATGTGAAGTAATCTTTATTTCTATTTTTAACTTCAACTAAACCATACCATGTTGGATTATCTTTATCCAAAATATAAACATCGTCTTCCATCGGCCATGCTTCACTTCTACCACCATCTGGAGTAAGACCACCAGTAACTTCGATAATAAGGTGTAATGGCTTTGCAACAGGTTCTTTAGACCACTGAGAAATTTCAAATATTAATTTATTCTTAAAGTAACCATCAGCGTCTTTAAAAATATATTGTTTTACATCATAATATTGGAATGTTGCTTTATAATCGTTACCATTTGATGAAACAACAATCGTTGATTCTGGACTTGTTATGATATCAGTTACATCATAAACAATATCTTCTTTTTTATTATTAATAGGATCAAATAAATATGACTTTACTGTGCTCCAGTCATATCTAAATGTTGTTAACGGCTCAAATTCATATGGAATTGTATAAACTCTAAGATGGTTAACATAGCATGGAACTCTTGGATAATCTGGCTTCAATATTTCAGCACTAAAACCACTTTCTGCACTAAATCCATGATCGCCGCTAGTTTTTGTATTTACATATAATGAATCTGTTGTTTTATACTTTATATTTGTGGATGGATAATTTATACCATATTCTGGAGTATAATCTTTTCCAACTCTATCATTTCTTAATGGTAAAATCGGGTCTTCATAAGATTCAACTAACTGTTCTGGAACTGGATTACGAACAATGGTCGGACATAATTTTATAAGAAACTTTGTAGTAAATCCAAATGCTGGAAAAGTAATTTCAGCATTCATCGAAAAGAAACCGATTGTTTCATCTCCACAGATACACATTGGTATTGCAATTATATTAAGTTCATAATCATTATTCAAATATACTACAATACCACCATTATTAACTAACGAATCATCAATCTGTTTTGTTTTTGTAGTAAAAGGTGCAGTAATACCATAATTTGCAAAATTACTACCATTAATTGATATATTGGTTGATAATATAGTATCAACTAAGTTAATGTTAAAATTACCAGTTCTGATGGAATCGCCAATTTTTTCTGTAAATTTTAGATTTGCTGTATATCTAATATCAGTAACAGTTTCTTTTAATATGTAATCCATGCATTATTTATAGTTTTCTTCATAATATAAAAGAAAAACGGCCCTTGCGGACCGTCTTTTAAATTTTGGTTTTTATTAACCTTCTTCGACGCTAACGCCACGAGAACGGTTAATAACAATCTTAACATCGATGAATTCGATTGCGCTTGTCGGCCACAACTGAATTGCAACGTTCATGATTGTCGGATCTTCAGAATCCTGAGTTACGCTGAGTGCGTATCTATCAATACCTTCAGCAGCTTTTACCCTGTTCAAGAAGGAATCGATATCGTTTCTAGCAGCGGAACGAGTATTAACACTGTTCTGCATGAACAAATACGGAGTCATCATGTTTTCAAGACGCTTTTCGATATAGTTCAAGCAACGACGGATGTTAATTCTGTTAAGCAAGCTGTTCTTCTTGAGAGCAGTCTTCTGACCCCAGAGAACAACACCATAGCTACCACAATCACGAGTCGTGTTAACGTTGTTGTCGTAAAGCAAACCGATTTCGTCGTCAGTAAGCTTGAGCAACTGACCGTTTGTGTAACCAATCGTACCACGAGAGACACCAGCAGGAGCCATCCACGGATAAGAGAAGGTATCACAGTATGCCATAGCACATGCACCAGCAACAGACTTCGGCAAGTAAATCCAAGAAGCTACAGAAGAGTTGTAATACTTATCGTAACCACCGTATTCAGCAACATAGCTACCGTTATTGAAGCTGAACATCTTAGATTCAGAAAGCATCTGCTTTGCAGTCTTCGGAACCTTAGAAGTTACCTGAACAACACCAATATCCATAGTTCTTGCTGCAGCAATCTGAGCAATCTTTCTCTGGTGAGCAGCGAAACGCTGACGACCGTTGAATGTATCAACAGCATCTACGTTGAACAAGATATCGAACTTAGCACGCTGACGGTCCTTGTAAAGATCCAATGCAGCAGTCTTTTCAGAAATGTTGTTCTTGGTAGAGTTCTTACCACCAGTTAAGCCGTAAATTGCATAAGTCTGAGCAGGCTGTTGGTATGCACCATGATTATCAGCTGCATCATTTACAGAAGAACGAGAAACATAGATATATTCAGAGTGACCGTTAATTACGTTCGGAACATAAAGGCTGTTACCTTCAGCATCCTTAGCATACGGGTCTGTAGAAACGAACCAGGATTCAGCAGGATCTTTTCTCAAAGCATCCATACCTGTGCCCCAAGCAGCTTCAGCAGTCTGAGTCTTGTTCTTGACATAAACGTTAATACGGAAAACTTTCTTCCAAGTCAAGTTAAGCGGATTGCTATTGAAGTCAGTAGAATCCTTATCAACTTGGTCTTCATCGTCATAAGCATACTTCCAGTTGAATGCATTCTGATGCTGTAATGCCGGAATTTCAGAACATTCAGTTGTAATGATAGAAATACCGATATCATCACCATATTCACCAGGACCAATAGAAGTAATAACTAACTGATCTGTGAAGTTAGAACGATATCTTTCGACGTCGCCGTTACCCGGTTCATCTTCAGATTCTGTCTTAATTGTATAACCATCAGCATAAGTCTTATCAATAGAGTTGAAGATGAAAGACGATGGCTGTGCAACAATGTTATTCATTATAGTAACAATTCCATCTTCTTCATTTTCATATCTGTGGTCCTTCTTCAATGGTAATGCAATCATATCAGTTGTTCCAGCGATATAGACAGAAGCCTTGGTAAACTTGTTAGAATCCTTTTCAGCGAATAACCAGAAGAGGAATTCTTCATTATGTTCACTATTAGCGATAATATTCGGATCTTCCTTAACAATCTTTTCTGCAATAGAATCAGAAGCGATATCATAGTATCTAACATAGTAATAGCTGTTGATATCAGAAATATCACTGCATGCATTCTGGTCTAACATATCGATAATGACTTTCTTCGGAGTACGAGCTGGAATAACAGCTTCGCCATCTTCATATACACAAAGCCAGTCTTGGTCATCATCTTCACCATAAGTCTGAGAACCAGTCTTCTTACCCTTATTATCATAGATTTCTACAGTGTTCATATACATTGCAGAAACAGGGTTAATAAAGCATCTCTTCATTTCACCTGGAGCGTCAGTGATAACTGGATGTTCACCAATGAGAGCATAGCTCGGGTCAACACTAGCGAATTCAGTATACTTCAAGCCATAAGCCTGCTTACAAGTTTCATTGAATGTTTCGCTATCGACATAGTAAGTCTTCGGCAAATCAGGATCGTCCCAGTCCATGATTTCCATACGCTGTGCTTCAACATAACCGTAACCATCAAGTTCTGGTTCAGTCCAAGAACCGCTGAAATCACCATAGAAGTTATCAGCACCGTTTACGAAAATGTCCTTATAAGCATCAATACCATCAGCAGACCAGCTGGAAACAGCACTAGCGTTACCATAGAACTGAATTGTCTTTCTTTTACCATCTAAAGTATACTTTTCGGGAACCGAAACAGAAACTTTATATAACTTAATATCACTCTTAACTTCAGTTTCAATCTTAACATCGCTCTTAGAAGCAGAAGCTTCCCAACCTTCGTCATTGATTAACAACTTAGTTTCGAGAACTGGAGCATTACCTTCAAAATCAACCTTCTTAGGATAGATTACGTGATAACCTTCTTCAGCAATATTGCCTTCCCAACCATCATTCTTAGACTTGAAGATAATCAAATCATCACTTTCAGAAATAATATCATGGAATTCACCATAATATGCCTTCTGCTTAACACTAAAACCAGAAACAGAATCTGCGTTTTCTGTCCAGTCACCACCAGAAATCAAGCTAGTGTAATTTGTAACCTTATCAAGCGGGTCCAAAAGACGGAGATTGTTATCACCCTGGTTGTCGACATAAAGCAACTTAGCTGTGTCATTGGATGTGTTCTGTGCAGTTACAGGTGCACCATTATAAGTGAACTGAATCTGCGAATACTGTTCGTCACCCATTGTTGCACGAACAGAGAAAAGCTGCGTAGAATTTGCAAAATAGTTTTCAGCAGCGAAATGACCGTAGTCAGTCAAAGTTTCAGGTTCACCGAAAATTTCCGTAAATTCATTGTAGTTTCTAGTAACAACACGCTGGTTAACCGGTCCCTTGTTGGACTTCATAACGATAGCGCCAATGCCCATACCTGGCAATGATTCGGTACGGATTGAATTATCAATCTCGGTAAATCTGATACCTGGCGTAGAATATTTAGCCATAAATAATTTCTCCTATAAACATAAATAAACATTAATAAACAAAAGTTTCACTCACTCACGAAATATTTGTATATAATTATTTATAGAAGAGTCGGCTTAATTTTCACAAATTGCAAGATTAATATATAAATATTATAAATAAAACAAAAAATTAAGGTCTAATAATTATGAATTTATCTTTTTTAAACCCGTTCTCATCTGAATTTTTAAAAACAGCTCCCGAACACAGTGAACTTCGCCAAAGAGAAGCCGCAAGAAATTCTTACGGTAAAGGCGAAGATACTATTGACTGGTCGTCATTGGCTAATGCATATAACAATCAAGGATATGTAGACCCAGCCCAACCTTATGACCAAAATAACATTGTTTTTGAAACATTATTTACCAACAAATACCAGAAAGTTTCTTGGTATCGTTCTATGGCTATGTACCCGCTCATCGGTAAAGCACTTAATATTATGTCCGATGAAGCTGTATGTCCAGACCCGCTTGGTAATGTTGCTATGTTTGATATCGAAGAACCATTCAAGAGCAAATTTAGTGCAACTGAATTCGCAGCTTTAAAAATGGAATTCGATTATATTATCGATTGTGTAATCGGTAAAGAAAATATTTGGGATTATTATTATAAATGGCTTGTTGATGCAGAACTTTTCTGGGAAATCTGCCTTAATGATGCAGGTGACAAAGTTGTTGGTATTAACACTCTTGCTCCTTATGCAATGATTGTTATTTACGACAAGGATTCTGACAATATCAACGGCTATATCCAGAATATTAATTATTTCAACCAACAGCAAGATAAGACATCTGAAGTAAGAAAGTTCTTGCCAAACCAGATTGCTTATGCTAGATATCCGCTTGTTTGGACTAATAGAAATGATATTCGTGGTCACTTGGAACGTTCTATCAGACCATTGAACCAATTAAGAAATATCGAAGACGCTTTGACAGTTTATAGAATTACTCGTGCTACTGAACACCGTGTATTTAACATTTATACTGGTCGTATGCCACGTTCTGATGCTGCTAGCTATGTTCAGGAAATTCGTAACAAGTATCGTAAGAATTTGACTATTGACAATGCTACTGGTATGATTAACTCTGTTAAGAATACTCAGGCTATGACAGAAGACTTCTTCTTCCAGAAGGATGACTCTGGTAACGGTTCTACTGTTGAAACATTCGCTTCTGGTTCTACTTTTGATGGTCAGCTCCAGGATGTCTGGATGTTCCAGAAACAAGTTATGGACGGTTTGTTTATTCCTCAGGCAAGATGGAAATCTGATGAAACTGGTGGTAACAGTTATAACGCCGGTATTGAACAAGCTAACATGGAAGAAGTTTCGTTCCAGAGAGTAAATAGAAGACTTCGTAGAAGATTCGCTGATATTATTAAGCAAGTTTATCTTGTTCATTTGAGAGTTCGTGGTTATAAGGAAAAATTCCTTGACAAGGCTCTTTATAATATCGACTTGCATCCAGCTACTGACTTCGAACGTATGCGTGACTTGAACTTAGCTGAAAAACGTGGTTCTGTTATTGGTACGTTGTCTCAGTTCCTTCCGACTGCTTCTAACACTAAGCTTGGTTCTGAAGAATTGCAACCGATTTTCTCTAAGCAATACTTCATGGAGAAGATTCTTGGTATGTCTACTCAGGATATCTTGCTTAATAACAAAATGCTTGAATCTGAAATTAAGCAGATGCGTGAAGAAACAGAAGCTGCTGCAGCCGAAGGTGGTGCAGAAAATCCTGACCAGGGAAATGACTTAGGTTTCTAAAATTAAATAAAGTATAAAATAAAAGAGTGGTTATTTACCACTCTTTTTGTTTATTTCCGCTACATAAGCGACATATTTTTTAAGTTTATCAATTTTATCATTTACATCATCTTGTTGTGCTTTGCTCAATGGTCTATTATATTGATTATACCAACCATGTTGTTCATCATAAGCATAACCATAATTCATTATTTGTGCTTTTAATGCTTCGACCTGACTTACACAATACATGTATTCGCCATATAATTGATTATATTCTGCTTCTGTCATTTTCTATTCTTCCATTCTTTTTGTTTCTTAAAAAACAATAGTTGTGTTTTCTCATTCTCTATAATATTACTCTTAAACTCAGCCAATGTATTATACGTTATAGATTCAATTTCAACTTTTGGTTCTTTTTTAATCCATAAAAACTTATCTACAACTTTCATCTTTGACATTTTGCTATTTAGCAAATCGACTAAAATTATATTACCAGTTACAATATCAGTTTTTACATTTTTACCCCATAAAAACTGATTAAGCTTTATATAACCATGCTCATCAAGAAATTTGCCTAATATATTCACAATATTATTATCCAGATACATTATTCACAATATTTTATACTCTTTATTTATTAAAAAATAAAAGATAGAATTTTTTACATCCTATCTTTCATTTTAATTTAAATTCTAATTATTTGCCTTCGTTGTAAATAACCTCGAATGTAGAGTAACTGAATGTTGCAGAACGAGTAACCTTACCGTCAGCGTTCTGGTCCATACCGAAGTTACTAATGTTCTTCGGCCATACACGATACATTCTCCACTTCAACGGCAACGGTGAATTAAGAGTAGAATCGAACAATACGAGGTCTACTGTTGCACAATAGTCAGGTGCAAAGTTAGAATATGCACCACCAGTTGTGTAATTTGTAGAACCACCAATATCTTCACGGAAGCCTTGGTTCATCAAAAGGTTAGACCAACGATGTAATGCTTCAGAAACTGTTAAATCCTGGAATTCATCCCACTGGATTTCCAAGTCACCGTTAACGGTAGCTTTACCAGGGTAAAGAAGCTTAGTACCCATATACTGAGTATCAAGTTCATTAAATGATTTTGAAGGAATAGAAGCAGTTCTAGCTCTAATCATCAAGTCATCTGCATTAAGAATATCTTTTAATGGAGAACCACTGTCGAATAAGAAGCGAACCTGGAATAAATATTGCTTTGCAAGGTCTCTAAGATTTGCAAGCTGACCCCAGACGCTCATAGATGGATCAAAATTTTTAGCCATATTATTATAATCTCCTTAAAATAGTTATACTTTTATATTATTTATAAAAATATATCAGCCTTTTTGTTTCATCATAAAACTATAAATAATAAGAAACTTAATATATTAGAGAAAACATGAATTATTTAAATGTAACTTACGAGCAATTACTTCAAGATTTCAAGGCTAGATTAAATTCTGATCCTAAATTTAAAAATATCGGAAGTGCTACAATCTATGGTATGTTCATGGAAATGATAGCTGCAGTTACAGAAATGACCAACTTCTATGTTCAAAGAACAGCAGAAGAATCATTTATCTCAACTGCCCGACTTGATTCTAGTGTTATTAAACATGCTAAGGGTCTTGGTTATAATCCCCGTAGACCTGTCCCAGCCCGTTGTGAATTAAGAATTCGCCTCCGTGGTCCACTTCCTAGTTCATTAAAAGAAGGAACAGAAATCTTCTTTACACAAGATGATACTGACCTCGTTTATAACGGTTATAAATTTATTCTCGATAGTGGTTATAGCTACAGATTTACAAGAGAAGATATTGCAAATGGCCAATCTAGTGACTGGTCTAAGGAACTTTATTTCTCTGTTCCTCAAGAAAAGTCAATTTATATGCCATTGACTGGTATTTCTTATTATAGCACAAAGTATACAGTACCTATTAGCTGTTTCCAAGGTGAACGTAAGACATTTGAAATTATTGGAACTGCAAATATTGACAAAATTGGTAATACTAATCAGTTCTATGATATTGATGATTTGGAATTCTCTAACTGGTATAGTAAACGTGACCCATTTGCTTATAAGAATGGTGTATATCGTAGAAAGAATAGCTGGTGCCAAGTTGGTAAAGGTCCAAATGAAATTGATGCTTTCCAACCTGAAAATACTTATGATATTGAAGACCAGTCTATTTACTTAAATGAAACTATTGTAAATACACCGCCAGATGAACAAATTGATAAGAAATTTAAAGTTTGTCTTATTGATACAAATTCTGACAAAACTGTAAGATTGAGTTTTGCTAGTGAACCGAATATTGCTGATATCGGTTTGACTTCAACAGATGACAACATTTATGTAAAATATTTAGTTACTAAGGGTAAAGAAGTTAATAGAACCGGTGTTAAAGGTTCTGTTATGACCCACAATAATAATATTAATGTTAGCCAAGATGGTAATATAATTAATTTAACTAATAACGTTCAATTTATTATTAATACTGATATCTATGGCGGTGAAGATTTTGAACCGCAGGAAAGCATAAAGATTAATGCTCCAGCTTACTTCGCTTCTTGTGGTAAACTTGTTACTAAAAATGACTATGCTTCTTATTTTAGAGCATTAACTTCGCCAATTACTGTTCAAAATGCTTTAGTTTATGGCCAGCAAGAACTTGAAAGTGCTGACAAGGTAAGACATGACCTTGTTCAGAATAACATTATCTATTGTATAGCTGGACATTTGTATCGTAAAAATAATGGTAATTGGGCTCCACGTAATGTGTTAACTGAACCTGATGATAACAATGACGCTTTCAGTATATATGGTGATAAATATCTAGATCATCTTTGTGATTATATTAAAATGCTTTATTCTTATGAAGGCTTCTTTAATAAAATCTATAAACTCGGTAATGATGACGAAGAGCAATGGCTTAAAAACGCCCGCTTGATTTATGATAACTGTAAGCATAAGATGGAAATTAACAGTGTTCTCTATCCGCTTCCGCCGATTGTTCAATACTTTGATGTTGTTGGAACAGTTGAAGTTGATAAAACTACTGATATTGAATCTTATACTAATGAAATGAAAAATAAGTTATATGAATATCTTGATAAGAAATCGCCAGAAGATAGAAATATCTACAAATCTGAAATCATAAATCTTTATAATAAAAACGAACATACTAAATCCGTAAATATTGATATCAAAATTTCTGATATTCTATATTCTGAAAAAATGAATCTTGAATGGAGTGCATACAATAATGCAGACGTTCAAATATTACAAGACAAAGAACTTCAAACTTATAAAGATGTAAAAGCTGATCTCAAAACGGATGATGCAATCAATACTAAATATGGAAAAGGTTGGTGGAATAAACTTATAGTTTCTAATATTGATATTAATGGCAATCCTGTTAATCCATTATATTTCAGCGGTAGAACTATTTCACTTAAAGTTAAATATCTAAATAACAATAATAAAAAACTGACCTATAGTGCTATTGATACAAATGATAGCATAAAATTCCAGTGTATTGTAAATGAAGACGATAATACTTTAATTCTTTGTCCTGAAACAATAATTAAGCAAGGCACTACTACTAATTATAGAAATTATAAAGATAGACCTGACTATGTTTCTCCTTCTTCAGATGGTAAAACAGCTACGGATGATGGTATTGTAACACTTACATTAGGAATACCGATGTCTAATGACTTCTATTCTACATCTGACTTTAATGATTACAGAATTCAAGATTATAAAATTACACAAGAACAATTTGATAAGATTACAGCCTTATTACGTGAATGGTATAATCAATTAAGCACTATTAATTCTCTTGATAGACCAATACCTATTCCATATACAGTCTATACTAATGATAATCCTACTAGACAAGAAGACGTTATTCGTCGTGGTAATTTTGAGGGTGATTCAAAGGTCACACTGTCTGAATTCGCATTCTGGAATTATCTTGTTCCTGAAATACTTAAAATAGCATATCCTACTGGTAAATTGAATGGAATCTATACAAAAACTAATTATGATGATGAAGCTTGGGAAGCTGCAACAAAACTTATTATGGATATTTATCCATTAATTAAACCTGGTATCTGTGACTCCATTCTTGATAGTAATAATAATATCGTAAACTTCAGTATGGATATGGATTTACCTATTGTTTACAATAAGATAAAAGTTATTCCAGAAATGGTTCGCTATTAATCTTTAAAAAAATATATATTTAAAAAACCTGATTTTTCAATCAGGTTTTATTATTATTTTTTAATTTTTTAATCTTGACTATTTACAAACCATCCAAATGTAGCAGGTCCTGTCCAATTATTTGCACCATCTGAAGTAAATTTTGGCATAGCTATTGTTTCTAATTGTAATGTTTGTCTTTCATCAACTGACCATTTTTCAAATTTAGCATATTTATCAAAATCTGTATCATTAAATAAGCCCTGATAAATTTTTGAAATACCAGTAGGACCAGATTCTGGCCAGCCATAATTTGACCAGAACCAAAAATCTTCACCATTGCCATTACCTTTAAAACCTAATCTAAGATTTGCAATAACTCTTGTTTTTCTATTAGTGCTAATGACTGGAACTAATGGAAATCCTAAATCATGACTACCAATATCTCTATAGAAAATATTTAAGATAATTTCATCATATCCATCAGGTATTTCACCAAATAAATATGGTTTTTCCCAATCTGCTGTATTTTGCATATTTAATTTAGCATATGTAAATGTCATATTATCAACTCGAACTTCATGTTCTCCTTGATATGGAACAGTCATAGTCTCTTCTGCAATACACATATAACGTTTACCATCAGAACGCTTCATATAATATGCAGCATCACCATTCCAGTTACCATCATCATCTTCTACACCAATTAAACCACAGCTAAGCCAATCATTTAATGCTATATACATTGGCGACTTATTGATATCTGATTCTCCGCTATCTATGCATGAGCCGATAACAAAATTAAGTTTATCATAATCAGTATTATCATCATTTTCATAATATATATTAGCAACAAATTTTCTATAATTTGTAGATATTTGTTTAGAACTATTATAACTGTTAGAATATCTAATAGTACCAGATGTATCAATATTTAAAGTATTTGCACCATCTTTTAAAGTTATACCAAATTTGTTTATATTTACATAGCTATTAGCTTGTGTAGAATCTGTTAACCAAATTGTACCATTACGTGCAGTAATAGAGTTAAGAACAACGCCATCATAATCAATATAACGTCCACCTGTTCCCCATCTTATAGTTCCTGCAGTATCTAATGATATACCAGAACTAGCAATATTTAATGTATGATTATTACCAATAAAATTGACAGAATTATTAATTGTTCCATTAGTTGCTGTGAAATTAGTATTAGTAATATTAGTTGCAGTTAAGTTAGATACATT